CAAAAGTTGAGACTGCATCTGCGCTTCCAACTGTGCAACCGCCGCCTGATACTGTGCGGGGTTCATCGGAGGCGGAGCCATCATCACGGGACGACCGAATTGATCAGTTCCCTGTACAGGCTGTTGCATCTGCTGCATGGCCTGCTGCTGCGCGAACAGAGATATGTGCTCGAAAATATGCGAGAGCAAAACGCCCTGAACTTGCGGCGAAGCCTGAATGAGCGGCAGCATATAAAACTGAGCATGAGCTGCGATATGAGCCATGTGGTCTTGTTCCGGGAAGGCCTGTAGCGGGGAACCCCCATTAGGAACAACAATCGCCCTAGCATTTTCCTGCGCTGGCCCCTGCGGTTGTGGTTGCGGAGGAGGCGGAAGCAAGATGTCGATGTTCTGCACATTGAGCGCAGAGTACATGCGACGATACGCTTCGTAGAGATTGTGCATCTGCGGCGCGGCCTGAGCGAGGCGAAGCTGCTCTTGCGCGAGCGAGATGCGTTGCGTCATCGAATAGATGTTCGGATCGGACACCGGCAAGATGTCGATACGCGCATCAAAGTCAGACGCTTTGATTGTACGATCCGCATTCGGAACTTCATACGGATAAACTGGCGGCAGAGATTCCGCAAAAACTGCAGCGAGCAGTTTCAGTTCTTGGCCCTGCGCATAGTGCATGCGCTTGTGGACCGCCGACATCACACGCGAGCCGCGCTCCAAAAGCGCAATCGTGGTGCCTACCGGGAGCTCTTGGTTGGTTTCACCCATTCCAAGATCGCTCGTTCCGACAAACTTTTGTGCGGCCGTGATGCAGAAGCCGAGCAACTGATAGAGCGTTGCGCTCGGCTCTTTATACGGAAGCGGCAAAAGGTTTTCGCGCAGCGAGCCGCCAGGCGCATCGACATCGCGCCACTCACCGGGCTGCAACGGCGCGTCCTGATCCTGAACGCGCAAGCCTTTCGCTTTGAAACCTGCCGGCAAGTTCGAAAGCGTACCCGCGTCGATCAACTGACGCAGGATAGACGTGGACGAACGCGACAGATTGCCGAGCAAGTGGACAAGGCCGAAGCCGTAGAAGCCCATGCCGGGAAGAAACTTGTAGTGAACGAAGTACTGGCGCTTACGGCGCAGCGGATCGTCCGCTTTGTAGTTGCGGCGGATCGACAGGATCTCGCCACTCGATTTTTCAATCGTCACGATGTACGGCAGCTTGATGCCCGTCTCGACACCGTCCTCAAGACGGTCTTCGAAACCCGGCAAATCAAGATTGCAGTGGCATTCGAGCAGCGTGTACTCGTCCGAGTCTTCAGACGGCTCGTTGCCCGTGATCTGGTCGATCTTTTCCTTGATCTCGTCCGGTTCAGACGCGCCCGGCTTCGACAATTCGATGTCGCGATAGACGCCGGCCACCATCTGCTTGCGCAATTCGTTCGCCGAAATGCGAATGACGTGCGTGACACGCTCCGCGGTCAGCAAATCACGCGCCGTGTACGGGACGATCAGGTCTTGCGGCAGCACATAGGGGCTGGTCGCACGGCCGAGGAAGCCGTCATAGTACACTTTCTTGAAGGCCGACCCGCCATAGCCCACGTAGTAGAGCATCTGGTCGAAATCAGGGTCGTATTCCTGCATTTCGTGCGTGATTTCGTAGTTCATGTAGGTACGAACACGCTCGGCTTGCGCCTCTTTCTCCGGTGTCGCCGCACCGATGATCTGTGTGCGGACCGGACCGCCCGGAGGAAGCAATTCTTTATAGGCTTGCGCCTGAAATTGGATGACCGACTCGTTCAAAATCGGGTGAACAACGCCAGATGCGCCATCAAACGGCTCAGTGCGCTCTTCGTACTGCAGGCCAAGCAGCGTCAGACCCTTTTCATAGGTGTCTTTCCACTCTTGCCGGCTCGAATCGTCGTCTTCAATGAACGAAACAAGCTCGGTTGAGATCAAACCGAGGTCTTTTTCGTCGATATACTCGGCCAAATTGGCGCCGAACGGGGCGTCTTTGGGGTTCATCTCCCCCGAATCAGGGCCGAAAGTGATGGTGACCCCACCATCCTCGTCGTCTTGGATCTCAAAATCGTCTTCTTCGTCATCGTACTCCGGACCATCGTCCTCTTCCGACTCGATATCGAGATCTTGATCTTCCGGTCCGGGCAAACGACCCATGTTGTCTGGGTACATCGCCTTATCGACGTTGTTAAAGGGGTCCGTTGCCATCAGTAATACACCCTGCGACCGACATGCTCGGTCCGTTCTATCACATAATCTTCAGGATGGGTAATGAACCCGCCCTGGCGGAAGCGCATCAAGGCCTGAGAGGCCGCGTCGCAATGGTCATCGTGCGCCCCAAACGGAAACGCCGCGATTTCCTCAATCACCTCTTCTGCCCAAGAGGTATCGGGGTACCACACAAGCCCCGCTTCGAAGAGCGGCGCGACTGAGTTGAGGCGGCTGAACTTGTCATTACCACGCGACGGCGTGTAGTTCACGACCGGAATGCCCATATTGCGCAGTTCCTGCGTCAACGGCAAGCCCGCGGCCTTACTTTCGATCAAGACCGTTTCCGGGTCCCAATATTGGTACTCT